TCTACGGATTAACAGAACTGCTAGACATATGGTTGCGTAAAAATAAAATTACAATATCTACAGCAGAAGATATAATGGGTGTTCGGGATACCTTTATTGAAGAGCACAGGGAAGAACTGTACGATGAGGCAGTTACTCTTTGCCACACTCATCACCTGAAGTTACATTCAATTTATGGTAAAAGACCTAAATTAATAACAGGACCCAAACAGAAACGATGGGTAGAGAAGCAAAGAGATAAACATGGCATGGTATAATAAAATTTTCAATAGAGAAGAAAAATTAAACCCGGCACAGCCTTTAATTGCTCGTGACGAAGGTTTAACTCTAGGCACAACAGAAAACTTTACTAACTATGCAAATGCTTACGAGCAGCTAGAAGTAGTAAACAGGGCGGTCAATATGATCGTCGATGATGCATCTGAGATACCAGTAGATGTAGGAGATAAATTAGCATTAGAGCCAATATACAAAAATATTCGTAAATCAAGAGTTAATCTTCTTTTGAATCATGAACCTAACCCTTTTCAAGATGTTAGTACTTTCAAAAGAAATCTTATAGTTGATCTACTAATTGACGGGAATATTTTTGTATATTTTGATGGGGTTCACCTTTACCAACTACCAGCACGAAATGTTGATATAGATACGGATGAAAAAACTTATATTAATGGTTACATATATCAAGGAAAGTTACAGTATAACCCTCAAGAAGTTATACACATAAAAGAAAACTCTTTTAACTCGATGTATCGAGGAGTTCCTAGATTAAAACCAGCTTGGAGAACAATGAAAGTATTGGGCTCAATGAGAAACTTTCAAGATAACTTCTTTAAGAATGGAGCAGTACCCGGACTTGTAATTAAGAGTCCTAACACTCTCAGTGAAAAGATAAAAGAACGTATGCTTGCTGCCTGGAGAGCAAGATACAATCCAGAAGCAGGAGGTCGAAGACCCTTAATTCTGGACGGAGGATTGGAATTAGACACTCTGTCAAACACTAGCTTTAGAGAGCTAGATTTTGCAGATTCAATAAAGGCAAATGAGAATATTATATTGCAAGCCTTAGGAGTTCCACCCATACTATTAGACAGTGGAAACAATGCAAATATTCGACCTAACCATAGGATGTATTACTTAGAAACTATACTACCTATTGTACGAAAGATTAACTTTGCTTTTGAAAGATATTTTGGATTTGACTTACAGGAAGATACAAGTAACATTCCTGCAATGCAACCAGAACTTAGAGATCAAGCAGGGTTCTACTCTACTCTTGTAAATGGCGGAGTAATGACTCCAAACGAAGCAAGAGTTCAAATGAGATTAGACCCTCTGGATGGCTTAGATGAGATCCGCATACCAGCAAATATTGCAGGTTCAGCAGCAGATCCTTCTGAAGGTGGAAGGCCAGTAGAAGACGAAGGAGAAGAATAGTGCCTATTCCTATTCCGGGTAAGGACGAAAGCAAAGAAGATTTTATGAGTCGCTGCATGGCAGACTCAGCAATGAACGATGACTATGATGAAACAGATCAACGTTTTGCCGTTTGCAACGTTCAATGGGAAGATAAAGATGATAAAGCTATTTCAGATTTAGACTTTAGACCTACTACTGGAATGGCATCAGAAGCTAGAAAAGGATTAGAATGGAGAAAAGAATACAATCGTGGTGGTACTGCGGTTGGTGTAGCTAGAGCAAGAGATGTTGCAAATAGAACTAATCTTTCTGCTAGTACTGTAAAAAGAATGCACTCATTCTTTAGTCGACACGAAGTCGATAAACAAGGACAAGGATTCTCTCCTGGTGAAGAAGGGTATCCAAGTGCTGGGCGTATAGCCTGGGCATTATGGGGTGGTGACCCCGGTCAATCATGGGCAAGAAAGAAAGCTGCTCAAATTGACAGAGAGCGCGGTAAGTCTCAAGTAAGAGAAGATGTATTTACCACTCAAGAAGAGGCAGAAGAACGAGCAAAAGAAATTGGATGTGTGGGAACTCACTCTCACGATGAAAATGGAAATCTTGTTTATATGCCTTGTGCTTCACATGAGGACTATGTAGAAGCAACTGGAAACGAAGTGAAAGCTATTTCTGCTCAAATGAGAGCGGCTTTAGCAAAGAAGGCTAAAGACCATAATGAGAAAGTAGGAGATGCAAAATCGAAAAGAACATCTACTCGAACTCTCATCTCGGTTTTTAATAGAGGTGTAGGAGCGTATCATACGAATCCTGGATCTGTAAGACCTAATGTCTCTAGCCCAGAGCAATGGGCATTAGGAAGAGTAAACAGCTTTCTTTATGCACTCAGAAACGGAAAGTTTAGAAGTGGTAAACACGACCAAGACTTACTTCCCGCAGGACACCCAATGTCCTCAAAGAGTTTGGAGCAAAGTATGAATAAAATGTTTAATTTAACCTCGGTATTTAAAGCTCAAGAATCAGATGATGGTAGCATAAAAATACGAGGCTACGCAAGTACAAATGATACAGATAGGTCTGGAGACATAGTTGACAAAGACGCTTGGACTAAAGGCGGCTTACAAAACTATCAAAACAATCCTATCTTGTTATTTAACCACGACTATAACACCCCGATCGGTAAAGCAACAAGTCTTAATGTTACCGACAGAGGTTTAGAAATCGAGGGAGTAATCAGCAAATCAGCGGGTAAAATCGCCGAGATGGTGAAAGAAGGCATCCTAGGCGCTTTTAGCGTCGGTTTCCGAGTCAAGGATGCTGACTATATGGAGGAAACCGATGGTTATAGGATCAAAGACGCTGAGCTTTTCGAGGTGTCAGTCGTGTCTGTGCCGGCCAACCAGGCCGCTGTCTTCTCTGTAGCGAAGTCATTCGACTCAGAAGAAGATTATAAGGCCTGGACAGCCCAGTTTAGAAATGATCCTCATGTTGTTAAAGGTCAGTCCGAACAGGACTCACCAAAAGAAACAGCGAATGCTGTCTTCGAGGAAACTATTATGTCTGACAATAAGGACTTTAATATCGAAGAATTTGCTCGTGAAGTTGCACGAAAGACCGCTGCTGAAATTCAGATGAAACAAGCTGAAGAAGCAGCCGTTGCTAAAGCAGAGGCTCAAAAAGCCGCTGAAGAAGCAGCAGACGTCAAAGCAGCTGAAGAAGCAGATCTCGAACAGAAGAAAGCGGAGGTTCAAGCAGTCGTAACCGGTGTAACTACTGGTGCAGAACGTCTGATGGCTGATTTGGAAACCCGCGTAAGTGAAAAGCAAGAAGATCTCGGCAAAGTTGTCGAAGAACTTCGAAATGAAATCAGCGAGAAATCCGCTGAAATTCAACATATTCGTGAATCAAAGCGAGTATTTGGTACTACAACCAATGATTGGAAAAAAGCGTTCGAGAATGACATCAATGATGCACACATTCTTGGAGCCGCTACTGGAAAAGGTATGAATACCCGATTCGGTCAAGATCTAATGGAGAAAGTCAACGGCCAATCTGGTGTTGCAGTTTCTTCTGCCGACTTCGAACAAGAAGTATCTGGCAATCTTGAGCGAGATATTCAACTTGAATTGGTACTTGCACCTCTTTTCCGTGAAGTAGCTCTTAATTCAGCTACTCAGATTCTGCCTATCATGCCAGATTCTGGTTATGCGGAATTTTATGATCATGCTACTAATACTACCACTGACGGTGGCGCACCTCATGGTAACTTAGCACAACGTGGCGATGCTTACACTGCTAATGGCGGTGGTGCTCGTGGCGGTATTGATCTTTCAGAGCGTACTCTTTCTGCTAAGAAATTGA